ATGTTGGCTGTGTGTACATCACCATTAACTACTTCATGTATATACTCCTTGTCTTTCATGTAGTGTGCAAGGCACCGTAGCTCTAGACCAGAAGCATCAGTACCTACTAAGTTATAATTGTCTGGATCAGAGATGGTCCATAGTGATCTGAACTCTTTACCATAAGGACTGTACGAGGCTGGGACTTGTGCCATGTTAGGACTATTGTGAGCCATACGGCCCGTGATAGTCTTCAATGTCATTACCCTGCCTCGTACCTTGTTGTCATCGTGACACTCTTTGATCCACGATTTGAGCATACCTGTTCTCTTCTGTAGCAGGAAAAACCTACTGAACATCTGAGCTTCTGGCATCTTGATGTGGCTTAGAGTTTCTTCATTGACAATAACATTACCTTTGTCTGTATGCTTAGTAGGCTTCCAGCCTTTAGCCATCAGGCGTTCTGCTATCTGCTTACGAGAAGCAATGTTGAAGGGTATGTATTTAATCTTTGTCTTTAGCTGTAGTTCTTTAGGCGGGAACATCTCAGTTGCTGTAGCCACTAAGCCTTCCTCTTCTTCTTGTAACTCAGACAACAGCATCATGGCTCCACGAAGGTTAAGAGTAAAACCATTCTTCTCTTGCTGATCTACGATAGCTCTAACACAATTTTCTAAGCGTATGCTTTTTGTAGAAAACTTTACTCCCTCTTTGTCTAGCTGTTGTGCTACCTTGTGTGTAAGCCTAACGTCCTGCTTACAATACTCTAGCATCTCTGGCGTGTAACAATCAAACTCTTTGAACTCTATCTTAGTATCACTCAGTCTCTCGCCCCATGCCTTGAGGGAATGTCCTCCTTCTCTGACAGGGTTAAACAACTGTGATTCAATGAGGGTGTCACGAATCTGTCGTAGCTGTATTGTAGAACCTATCAGTCTGTTTAAGACAGGTGCATCAAAGCTAATGCCATTGTGCATTATAAATTGTTCTACATTCTTAGCCCACGAAACAAACTCGTGACACTCCTCACCTACCCACGACCACTCAGTACCGTTGTCGTAGTCTCTTGCTACGATGCAGTGGATAACTGTAGCATCAATAGCATCTGTTTCTATGTCTACAATAGCCCTCATATTTAGAAAGGAATATCTTGATCATCTTCATTATCAACAAAAGGATTGTCAATCTGTGTCATACGTCCTGTCTCACTGTCGTAATGGAGGTGTGTCGATACTCCTGTGTCTCCTGTGTAACGGTTCTTCAAGATGCGTAATGTAGTTGTGTTGGCTTCTACAGGGTCGGTAGCCTGTTGGTTACGCTCCAATGCTATCACACTATCACTGAGATGTGCAATAGATGCTGACCCACGAAGGTGTGACAGGCTTACCTCACGACCATCCTCATGGCCCTTGTCGCCTGATGGACGGCGTAGGTGGCTGACAAGCAGCAAGCCAATGCCTGTCTCCTCAACAAGAGAACGTAGCTTAGTCATAAGGATATCAATAGACTTACGCTCATCACCTTTATCTTCCTGTCCTGATACAAGGATGGACAGATGATCGAGGAAAATCCATTTACAATCAAGAGCCTTTGCCATGTAACGAACACGGTCTAGTATCTCGTCGTTAGAGATAGAACCAAAGTGATCGAAGGCAAAGAACCTACCAGTACCTACTGTCTTCTCCTGCCAATCATTCAACTGTTCTTGTGTGAACTGGTCCCTGATCTCTTTGATATACAATCTTGCGTTAGCTTCCACTGACATAAGATTGAATGCAGTGTTACGTACACTTTCTTCTAGTGCTAGTACACCAATGTTGTACTTAGTAGTACACATAATATGATGCATAAGTTCTCGAATGATACTACTCTTACCCATACCAGCACCACTAGTAAACGTAACTAGTTCACCTGTACGCATACCGTATGTCTTCTCGTTGAGCTTAGACCAAGGGTACTGGACTGATTCAAAGTATGCTTCGTCATACAACGAAGAACCTAGCTCATTAAGATTAAGGATACCTGCTGGTGTGTAGGACTTAGCGTTCCACCATGCCTCAACAAACTGCTGACGCTGACCTGTCTTCAGGTACTCATTAGCATCCTTCATGGCAAGATGGACAATCTTACATTTGTTAGGCTCAAACAGTTGGCCTACCTTCTGTGCTGCTTCGCGTCCTTCCTTGTCATTGTCAAAGCACAGGACAATGTTATCAAACATGTTAAGGAAATCAAATGATTCCTTACAGTTCTTTACTGCTGCACCAGCACCGTTCTTGAGAGAGACAACGGGCCACTTAGAACCCAGTATCTCATAAGCTGACATAGCATCAAGCTCACCCTCACAGACAGTGACATACTTACCCTTGCGAGGGAATAGATGCTGACCAAACAAACCTGCATCGGAGAGGTTGCCCTCCGACCAGAACTTCTTACCTTCAACGCCTCTGATCTTACGACCAATCAACTCACCGTCTGATCCTCTGTAAGAGTATAGGTGATGGGTAATGGTAGCATTGTTTTTAACAACTGATACACCATAGAGCTTGGCCGTATCAGCAGCAATCTTACGATCACCGAGATCAGAAATAACAGCGTTGTCATACTTATTCAAAGGCTTTGTCTTATCAATAGATACAACTGTATTAGTTTGCATACTTGTTTCCTCATTGGATGGGATAAATTCTTCACACTTGTGACAGTACTGGTGACCATCTGAGTACAAAGAGTTTGCATCAGAAGAACCACAAGACTCACATGGTAGGTGGTGTACGAAAGTTGCTGTGTCTGTCATAGCTTACTCACTGTTAGATACAATTTCATATATGTTTTTATAGTCTTTGTCTAACTCTGTATAAAGAGCATAATACAAACTACTATAGAAGTCAAGGGTTTCTTCTGCTTCTTTTTTAGTTTTTAATCCTTGCGTAACTAAGTCATTTGTGTTAGTATTTTTAACTGCCCATTTTTTTACCATCACATCGCTCCTTGTAAAGCTTTCCATGACACAGGAAATCTTTGTTCGAGTTGTCTATTTATATCTTTAACTACATCTCTTGTCTCCTTCTGCGTATCACTAGCTAGGCGTAGCTTACACACCCTAGCAAAGGCTGCGATACTGCCACTCCAATACCACTCAGTATACATGCCTTGTGGTAGTACTGCGCGTGCTTGTTCTTCACATACTCCTTGTATTAATAAAGCTTTATAGGCATCGGTAGCGTGCCGTATAGCATCACCATAGATATGATTGATAATACTTGGTGATATTACTAACTCTTCTGATGATCCTTGTTTCTTATCATCAGCAGCCTTACGCCATTCATTTGTGTGCCACATCTCTGGATCATCAGACACATAGCGACGGCTCACCTCGTTCCATACTAACCCTACCTGATGCTTACCAAGTTGTCTAGCTACAAAGATAGGTGCTCTCATATGGAACTGTGCGGAGCAGTGTCCGAACGGTGTCCAGTGATTGTGCTGGGCAAGATAGTTAATTAACTTAGCATCTTTGTCAGAGATTGGTTTGCTTTTGGGTGAGCGTTTGTTGAACGATACCCTTGCTGCATTTACAACAGTAACATCACTACCCATATGGTCTATGAGTTTAGCCGTCATTAAATTCTCCTAACATCCATAGCCCAATTTTTATATGTTCTAATGCTGTTGCGTTACTCTTTAAACGGTTAGCTCTAAAAGATAACCAAGAAACATTTCCTTTTACATATCCTTTAGCTGGCACGAGACGATCTATTTGTGCTGAATTATCTTTTGTCTTTCCGCTATTAATATCTAATTCTAATCCAAGAACAGGACATTTTTTTGTCCAAATAGACTCCAAGTATTCTGCTGTTAAATTAAAAGGTACTTTTTTCTTAGTTGCTTGTCTTTTAACACTAACACATCTTCGATCAAAAGGTTTTTCCTTTCTAAATTTTAAGTCTCTTTTTCTATAACATGCTATACATTCAGCCTGTAAACCATTCGATAGACGAGGATCGGGCCGATACTCAGTTAATAACTTATCTTCTTTACATTTACTACATGCTTTTGTTTCAGGTTTATCAAACAAGTTGGGGTATTCTTCATCAACCGTCATTGAAAGTTTCCTCCCATAGATTATCTATAAAGTCTTCCTTGTCCTCCATGATCTCATTGATCTCGTTCTTGGCAAGCTTCTTAGCTTCCTTAGATGTGTATCCTTCTTCACTGTACTGTCTAGTGAGATCACGAAACAAATGGTTGCGTTCTTTTTCCCAT